TAAATAGAGAGATGAGTCGGCGTGGTCGAGTGATTACGTTCGAGGGTTGTTTGGAGATGAAGATGACACCGATGCAAAGGGAAGTATTTATTATTGTGGATGAGTGGTGGAAGCGGTATAGCTTTGGTCCGTCTATACGGGATATTTCTATTGCTAGGAATAAGAAGGGGCTTGGGAATACGAAGGAGATTATAGATAGGCTGGTCCGGCTGGGGGTTTTGAAAAGGTTGAAGGGGGTGAGCCGGAGTGTGCGGCCTGTTTACATTAACTTTAGAAAACTGGATTAAAAATGAAAGAATACAAAGAGTGGAAGATGAGACAGGATATTGTTTTGCAGACGATGGATCGGGTATTGGAAGTTACTAGAACTATGGCGAACTTGGATGAGGCCATTAGGACTATGGAGACTATTCGGGATATTGAGGCTGTGAAGATCTATCCGCATATGGTTGATGTGGAGCTGTCTCCGGCGAAGATGCGTGAAGTGTTGAATAGTCCTTGGAGACCGAACGAGTAATGGAAATCGCCGATATGATTGCGCAGCTTCCAATTAACGAGCAGGAAAAGTTATTGGAGCAGGTGTCCCAGTATAAGGATGCTGTTGAGAGGGAGAAGGCGCAAAAGAACTTTATGCCGTTTGTAAAGTCTATGTGGCCTGGGTTTATACATGGGCGGCATCATGCTGTTATGGCGAAGAAGTTTGAGGAAATAGCTGAAGGGAAGTTAAAGCGGTTAATTATTAATATGGCTCCTCGGCATACTAAGTCTGAGTTTGCTTCTAATATGTTGCCGGCGTGGTATTTGGGGAAGTTCCCAGATAAAAAAGTTATTCAGGCTTCTAACACGGCGGACCTTGCTGTTGGCTTTGGACGTAAGGTTAGGAATTTAGTTGATAGCGAACAATATGCGAAGATATTCCCAGGCGTCGCTCTTCGGGCTGACTCTAAGGCTGCTGGCCGTTGGTCTACTAACCACAATGGCGACTATTTTGCTATTGGTGTGGGCGGTACTGTTACCGGTAAGGGCGCTGATTTACTTATCATTGACGATCCACACTCAGAGCAAGAGGCTAGGCTAGCGCAGGCTGACCCAACTGTGTTCGATAGTGTGTATGAGTGGTACACATCTGGTCCTCGACAGCGATTACAGCCTGGCGGCGCTATTATTATAGTGATGACGCGGTGGTCGGATAAGGATTTAACGGGAAAAATTCTAAAAAACTCGGATTCCGAGTGGGAAGTCATCGAATTACCGGCGATTATGCCCTCTGGCAAGCCTTTATGGCCTGAATTTTGGTCATTAGAGGAGCTAACTGCGCTAAAAGAGGAGCTTCCACCCTATAAATGGAACGCCCAGTACCAGCAAACACCTACTGGCGAAGAAGGCGCGATAGTAAAGCGGGATTGGTGGAGGAGATGGGAGCCTGAGAGGCCGCCTCGGTGTGAATTTATCATCCAATCTTGGGATACGGCGTTTACTAAGAACCAAAGATCAGACTATTCTGCGTGTACTACGTGGGGTGTGTTCCATTTGAACGAAAATGAGAACGATGTAAACATTATTCTATTAGACGCCTATAAGAATAAGATGGAGTTTCCTGAATTGAAGGATACGGCCAAGCGGTTTTATGATGAATGGGAACCGGATGCTTGTATTATTGAGGCCAAAGCTGCTGGCGCGCCGTTGATATTTGAATTGCGGGCGATGGGGGTAATGGTTTCGGACTATACGCCGGTCAGGGGTAATGATAAGTTTGTACGTATTAACTCAGTGACAGACTTGTTCCGCTCAGGTAAAGTTTGGGCACCGGAGACTAGATGGGCGGATGAGCTAATTGAAGAGATGGCTAGATTCCCGAACGCTGAACACGATGACTTAACTGACTCGGCTACACAGGCGTTGATTAGATTTAGGCAAGGCGGATTCTTGCGTTTAGATTCAGACGAACAAGAAGATGAGATAGGCTTCCGTCGTAAAAAATCGTACTACTAAGGACAACTATGGCAACCAATATGGATAAGTCGCTTTATCAAGCGCCGGTAGGTTTGAGTTCTGTTTTGCCAGAGCCGGACATTGAGATTGAGATTGAAGATCCAGAATCTGTAAAAATGAAGATGGGCGATATTGAAATTGAGATTGAGCCCAAAGAAATTTCAGACGAAGACTTTGAAAGTAATCTTGCCGAAGAGATGGATGAGAGCGAGCTATCTTCTTTGGCGAATGATCTACTGGATGATTTTGAAGACGACATTAATTCCAGAAAAGATTGGATGCAGACTTATGTAGACGGTCTGGAATTGTTGGGCATGAAGATTGAGGAGCGCTCAGAACCTTGGGAAGGTGCGTGCGGTGTGTATCACCCGCTGTTGTCAGAGGCTTTGGTTAAGTTCCAAGCTGAGACAATTATGGAAACGTTCCCAGCGGCGGGTCCTGTTAAGACTCAGATTATTGGCAAAGAAACGCCAGAGAAAAAAGATGCTGCGATTCGTGTGCAGGATGACATGAATTATCAGTTGACTGAAAAGATGACCGAGTATCGTCCAGAGCATGAGCGTATGTTGTGGGGCTTGGGACTTTCTGGCAATGCATTTAAGAAGGTGTACTTTGACCCGTCTTTAAATAGGCAGGTGTCATTGTTCGTGCCGGCTGAAGATGTAGTTGTGCCGTATGGTTCTAGTAATCTAGAAACAGCGGATCGCGTATCTCATGTGATGCGCAAAACTGAAAATGAATTACGGCGACTTCAGATTGCTGGGTTTTATCGCGACATTGAATTGCCTGAGCCAACTAATACGTTGGACGATGTAGAGAAAAAAATTGCAGAGAAGATGGGCTTCCGTGCGACCAGTGATGATCGCTATAAACTCATTGAAATGCAGGTGTTTTTAGATCTGCCTGGCTATGAAGATCGAGATAAAGACGGCGAAGAAACTGGTATTGCTCTGCCATACATTATAACTATCGATAAATCTTCACAAGAGATTTTGGCTATTAGACGTAATTGGCGGCCGGAGGATAAGACTAAGCAGAAGCGTAGCCATTTTGTCCATTATGGATATGTACCTGGCTTTGGTTTTTATTGCTTTGGTTTGATCCATTTGATTGGCGCATTTGCTAAATCAGGTACATCAATTCTTCGTCAGTTGGTTGATGCTGGTACGTTGTCTAACTTGCCTGGCGGCTTGAAGACAAAGGGTATGCGTGTTAAGGGTGACGACACACCTATCGGCCCAGGTGAATTCCGCGATGTTGATGTTGCGTCTGGAACTATCCGCGATAACATTCTGCCGTTGCCGTACAAAGAACCGAGCCAAGTTCTAGCTCAGTTGATGAATCAAATTGTAGAAGAAGGCCGTCGCTTTGCTTCTGCTGCCGATATGAAAGTATCGGACATGTCGGCTAACTCCCCAGTTGGTACGACGCTGGCAATTTTAGAGCGCACTCTTAAAGTAATGTCTGCGGTGCAAGCCCGTATTCATTATTCGATGAAACAAGAGTTCCGTTTATTGCGCGACATTATTCGTGATTGTACGCCGCCGGATTATTCTTATGAGCCGGTAGATGGAACGCGGGCGATCAAACAGTCTGATTATGATCAGGTAGATATTCTTCCTGTTAGTGATCCGAATGCGGCAACAATGTCGCAGAAAGTTGTACAGTATCAAGCAGTCATGCAGATGGCGCAGCAGGCTCCGCAGATTTATGATTTGCCGGAACTTCATAGACAAATGTTGACTGTTCTTGGAATTAAAAACATTGGCAAGCTCATTCCTACTGAGGACGATGAGAAGCCAAAAGATCCTATCAGTGAGAACATGGCTATGCTCTCCGGCAAGCCTCTCAAAGCATTCATCTATCAGGATCAAGAAGCGCATATCACTGCGCATATGGCGTTCTTGCAAGATCCAACTACTGCTCAAATGATTGGTCAAAACCCAATGGCACAGCAGATGGCGGCGTCTATGCAAGCACACGTAGCTGAACACTTTGGCTTTCTCTATCGACAAAAGATTGAGCAAGAACTTGGTGCTCCGCTGCCTGAGCCAGGTGAAGAAATGCCTAAAGATGTTGAGTTGCAAGTTTCTCGTTTGGTCGCTAAGGCTGCAACACAGCTAACGCAGAAGAACCAGCAACAAGCTGCTCAACAGCAGGCGCAGCAACAACAGCAAGATCCAATCATCCAGATGCAAATGCAAGAACTTCAAATCAAGGCAAAGGAAGCTGATACCAAAGATCAGAAAGCCCAAGCAGATGCCGCGATCAAAGCCGCGCAACTTGAATTGAAGAAGGAAGAAATTGCTTCTCGTGAACGTATTGTCGCAGCCCAAATTGCTTCGACAGAAGAGATCGAGGGAGCAAAGATTGGTGTTGATGTTGGTAAGCAGAAGGATGACCGCGAGCGTTTTGAGTTAGATCAAGAAGCTCAAGGGATACAAATGGGAATGCAGATGGGCGAAAAACTATTTGGGCAAAAACCAAATTTTACAAAAGGTGACTGATGGACAAAGTACTAGAAGTAATACTTTCACAGATACGTGAAAGACGAGAGCAATTAATTTTAGCTGTCTCACAAAGCGCGGCTAAAGATTTTGCAGATTATCAAAAACTTTGTGGGGAGATACGAGGACTCTCTACAGCTGAAGGTTACATCCTCGACTTAGCAAAACTTATGGAGCAATCAGATGAGTGAAATCGCCATCGCTACAGAAAGCGGTGAAATTTCTACGCTGCCACAAACAGCAGAAGAAAAAGCAAAACAACTTCCAAATCCAACGGGCTATCACATTCTTGTGACCATCCCTGAAGCAGAAGACAAGTACGAGAGTGGACTCATCAAAGCTGATGAAACTCGACGTTTTGAAGAAGCATTAGCAACTGTCTTTTTTGTAATTAAGATGGGACCTGATTGCTATAAGGATGAGAAAAAATTTCCTACGGGACCTTGGTGTAAAGAGGGTGATTTTATTCTAGCTCGACCAAACTCTGGCACACGTTTGAAGATTCATGGCCGCGAGTTTCGTATGATTAATGACGATACGGTTGAGGGAACAGTAGATGATCCGCGTGGAATTTCTCGGGCTTAAGTTTTAACAATGCACAAGGAGCATACAAATGGCAACAAATAATATGGAACGAACTGAATTTGAGTTCCCTGATGAAGTAGAACAAAAAGAAACAAAATCAGCAAAGAAGGAAAGCAATTTTGATTATGAGGTAGAGGACGATACGCCACCAGCAGATCGTGGCCGCGAGCCAATGCCTAAAGAAATTGTGGATGAATTAGACAATGACGAGATGGAGGAATACTCCGAAAAGGTCAAAGTCAAATTAACGCAAATGAAAAAGGTTTGGCACGATGAGCGGCGCGAGAAAGAGCGTGCGTTACGTGAACAACAAGAGGCAATTAACTTTGCTCAAAAGATTCTTGAAGAAAATAAGAATCTTAAGCGCAAGGCAAATACAACTGACGAAACATTAGTAAATACATACAAAACGTCAATTGAGCTAGAATTAGATGCAGCCCGTAGAGAATACAAGGAAGCGTATGATACGGGTGATTCAGATCAGCTATTAGCTGCGCAGGAAAAGTTGTCTAACGCCAACTACAAGTTACAAAAAGTAAAAGATTATAGACCACAGCCTTTACAAGAAGAGGACTTTAGTGTAAATAATCAATTGCAACAGAAGCAAGTAAGTCATCCTGACCCAAAGGCAGTTTCGTGGCAAGAGCGAAATGCATGGTTCGGTGAGGATGAAGAGATGACAGCATCTGCACTTGGCCTTCACGAAAAGTTAGTGAAACAACACGGTATGGCTTATGCCACCACCGACGAATATTACAAGCGCGTAGATGAAACGATGCGCCGACGGTTCCCTGAATCGTTTGAAGGGCAAGAAGAACAGCCTGAAAAACAACGTTCAAAACCATCAAGCATTGTTGCTCCTGCTAATAGAAGCACATCCTCCAAACGGATTGTTTTAAAGCAGTCGCAAATTAATATTGCGAAACGCCTTGGGTTAACAAATGAGCAATACGCTCGTGAAATTATGAAAATGGAGGCCAACAATGGCTGAAAACAAAGTTAGTCGTGAATTACAAACGCGTGCCGTTCAAGAGCGCCCAAAGCAGTGGGCACCCGCCGAGCTTTTGCCTGAACCAGATAAGCAGCCCGGTTTCGCGTACAGATGGGTTCGTACTTCAACTTTAAATAACGCTGACCCGCGTAACCTTTCGTCAAAACTTCGAGAGGGTTGGGAGCCAGTTAGGATTGAAGAACAACCGCAATTTCAACTGTTAATTGATCCGACAAGTCGGTTTAAAGACAACATCGAGATTGGTGGATTATTGCTTTGCAAAACCCCGATTGAGTTTGTAGAACAGCGTAACTCGCATTATGCGAAACAAGCTGAAGGCCAGATCGAGGCAGTAGACAATAATCTCATGCGTCAAAGTGATCCTCGTATGCCATTGTTTAACGAACGTAAATCTACTACTTCGTTTGGCAAAGGCAAATAAACTTTTTTAGGAGCTATATATGGCTTATCCGATTATTTCGGCCCCTTACGGGCTAAAACCAGTCAATCTGATTGGTGGTCAGGTCTTTGCCGGCGCAACCCGACAACTTCCTATTGCTGCTACGTACACCACTGCTATCTATAATGGCGGCGTTGTTACTTTGGTGGCTGGTGGTACGATTGAGAATTCCCCACTTGCTGATGATGCTACGCCTTTGGCTGGTGTTGTTGGCGTGTTCTTGGGCTGTTCGTATATCAATCCAAGCACCAAGCAACTGACTTTCTCGCAATACTGGCCTGGCGTTTCTGGCGCTACCAACATTCTGGCTTTCGTTGCTGACGATCCAGATCAACTGTATAAAGCAGTTAATGTTGCTGGTGTAACGGCTGACGGCGCTGCTTCTGGTCTGTTGCCTGCTTATCTGGGTCAAACAATGGTTGGTAGCAATGCCCGCCTCGTGTTGAACACAGGTTCGTCAACTACTGGTGATTCTAAAGTTGGTATCTATAGTGCTGCTGGTGCAACCACTGCTAGCCTGCCACTGCGAATCGTCGATGTGGTGCCTGACACCGCTAACTCGGCTGGTGCCTATGTTGAGTTCATCGTTAAGCTGAACTTTGGTTACCATTCGTACAATAACGCCGTCGGCATCTAAGGAGCTAAATCATGGCTATTTCACGCGCACAACTACTTAAAGAACTGCTTCCGGGTTTGAATGCTTTGTTCGGCCTCGAGTATGCAACTTATGGTGAGCAACACAAAGAGATCTACGAAACTGAGACCTCTGAGCGTTCGTTCGAAGAAGAGACAAAGCTGTCTGGTTTCTCAGCCGCACCTGTTAAAAACGAGGGTTCCGCCATCGCTTATGACAACGGCCAAGAAGCATGGACCGCTCGCTACAATCACGAAACCATTGCACTGGGTTTCTCGCTGACCGAAGAGGCCATCGAAGACAACCTGTATGACAGCCTGTCGGCTCGTTATACCAAGTCGCTGGCTCGTGCTATGGCATACACCAAGCAAGTTAAGGCTGCTAATGTTCTGAACAATGGCTTCACCAATACCGCCGCTTATTACGGTGGTGATGGCGTGCCCCTGTTCTCGGCTTCGCACCCTATCGTGTCTGGTGGCACCAACAGCAACATTCCATCTACCCCTGCTGACCTGAACGAAACTTCCTTGGAAGCTGCTGTTATTCAGATCGCCGCATGGACGGATGAGCGTGGCCTGCTGATTGCTGCAAAACCTAAGAAACTGATTGTTCCACCTGCACTGCAATTCGTTGCAACCCGCTTGCTGGAAACTGAACTCCGCGTCGGCACGAATGACAACGATATCAACGCAATCAAGAACAACGGTTCTGTGTCTGGTGGCTACACGGTTAATAACTTCCTGACCGATACGAACGCATGGTTCCTGACCACTGACGTTCCTAACGGCATGAAGCACTTTGTCCGTACCCCACTTGCCAATTCGATGGACGGCGACTTTGATACTGGTAACGTTCGTTACAAGTCTCGTGAGCGTTATTCGTTCGGTTGGTCAGATCCGCTTGGCATGTACGGTTCCGTCGGAGCATAAGCCAAAAGCTAATGTTTACGTAGGATAAAGAGGGGCTTCGGCCCCTTTTTTATTGCTTGTTTTTTTATTTTTGGTAGTGTATAAAGTACCTAATACCGGGGTAATCCGGTGCGCACGAATGGCCCCCGGCCTGTTACATGCATATCGGCGCACTTAACTCGCATGTGAGGACAATCTATCATGGCAGTTTCTACTACCCAAAGCATTTGGCGTTCGGGCGGCGGCGATCAAACTCGTACCGCATATTGTGGCACTGGCCTGATGACGGCTCAGTGGTACGTCACTAATATCGCTACACAAACTGGTAATGTGCTTAATGAAGCAAGCGGCCAAGCAGTTATTCTTCCTGCTGGCGCTGTTATCACGGCTGTTACCACACAAGTAGCATCAACCACGGCTGGTACGCTGGACTTCGGCTTCACGCTCTATACCACTGGCACAGCTACCCCTGCTGGCTTGGTTAATGAGCAGCCAACTACACGTACAGCTACTACGCTGGCTACGGCTACGCTCCCAGGCGCTTCGTTTAGCGTCCCAATGTCCACAACTGAAATGGTCTATCTGACCGCAGTTACGGGTGCATCGGCTGGTACTGGTCCTTGCTCAGGCACGGTAACGTACTATGTTACTGACCCATACGTTGGTATGCAAAGCGCCTAATAATCTGGGGGCTTCGGCCCCCGTTTGACCATTCAGGAGATTATTATGCGTCCACAAGTTGTAGCTCAAACTGGGGTAGGTTCCAGTGCGACTATTGTTACTAACACTAATGCGACCCCCTTTAATGTGGGCTTTGGTGTTGTTGCGACAGGCACTGTAACTTATACGATACAGCACACGTTTACCGAGACTGCATTTGGCGCTACGCCAGTATGGTTTTCGCACCCGACAATTGCAGCAAAGTCAGACAATCAAGACGGTAACTATGCGTTTCCCGTTTCCGGAATTAAGGTGCTGGTAACTGCTGGTACTGGAACGGCTACGTTGACAATGATTCAGGCAGGAATTACCTAATGCCTTACGTTGGCTACACTGGCGTTGCTAATCAAGTTAATACAACTGATGGCTTTGGTCATGGTGTTGGCGCAGCTAATGTCCCAGTTACTAACGGGGATGGCGAAAATGTAGGCGCTAGTGGTGTAGTTGATTTGTATCACGATGGCATAGTACAAGTTAAGTACTACATAGCTGACGAAACAGCCCCTGGTTACGTGTTGCAAGAAGATAGCAGCAAAATTGTATTGGAGTCCTCCTAATGGCTGACCAGAAAATATCGGCAATGCCGACTGCTGCTGTACCCTTAACGGGTGCGGAGCTAATGCCCCTTGTCCAAGATGGCGCTAACGTAAAGTCTACGATTAGTGCGTATGGTGACTATGCCCGTACAAAGTATTTTAACCACGGTGCGTGGCAGGATACGACTACTCAGACAGGATCAATTACTGCCGGTACGCCATTTACGTTTAATACGGCAGACGTTACGGATGGTGTAACTTTAGTCTCTGGCTCACGTTTAACGGTTCCTGTTACTGGCGTGTACAACATTCAATGGTCTGGGCAATTCCAGAATGTAGAGAATGATATTGAAGGTGTGCATGTTTGGTTGCGCATTGATGGTGTAGATGTTCCGGGTTCTGCTGGTGATATTAGTTTGGCCGCACGTAAGTCAGCGACAATCTTTGCCCGCACAATTATTGGCTGGAATTACTTCCTATCATTAACGGCTGGTCAGTATGTTCAGATTGTTTGGATTCCAAGTGTGGCAAGCATTACTTGCCCTGCTTATCCCGCATCAACAACACCAGCTTACCCATCAACAGCTTCTGTAATCGTTACTGTTAATCAGGTAGGATAATGGCTACCAAGAAAACCCCATCCCTTGCTATCGGTCGCGGTGAAAAGCTGCCCGTATCAAAGGGTGCTGGGCTTACAGCCAAGGGTCGTGCCAAGTACAATGCAGCAACAGGGTCTAACCTGAAGGCTCCACAACCAGAAGGTGGCCCACGTAAGAAATCATTTTGTGCTCGTATGAGTGGAATGCCCGGTCCAATGAAGGACGAGAAGGGCCAACCGACACGCAAAGCGGCGTCACTGAAAAGATGGAAATGTTGAGTATGGAAATCACAGTGGCTTGGACCGGTGGACTAACATTGTTTACCGGACTATTTGCGTATATTGCGCACGAAAAGTTTTCTGAACTTGCGCGTGTAACGATTCTTTTGAACAAGACTCGTGAAGAGATTGCTCGTGATACAGCAACTAAAGCAGAAGTTGAAAGAGTTACAGATCACATTGACCAACGGTTTAACCGCTTGGAAGAAAAAATTGACCAGCTCATTAGCAAAGGTAAGTAATCATGGCTAAGAAACGTACCAAACGCTTTGAAGATGGTGGTGATGTAGGAGTTCAAGATTACGCATCATTGGGTAAGCGTATGCCAGCTATGCCTAAAAAAGAAGATAAATCTTTTAGTAATTGGAAAGCTGCTGATTATGAAGCGCCTACAGCTACTCAAGAAGCTTCTGAGCCAACATCATTTAAACAGGCTTTTGCTGAAGCGCGTAAATCTGGCGATAAAAACTTTACCTATGAAGGTAAAAAATACACTACCGAATTAAAAACTAAAGCTCCTGCGGTTCAAGATGAAAATGAGGCAGATGCTGAAGCCCGTATGAATAAAAAGGGTGAAGCCTATAAAGCATTAAAAGTTCCTTCTGCGCCCGCTTCAAAGCCAGCTAAAACATCTAAGGAAGAAATAGCTGAAATTGTTAAGCGCACCCCATTAATAAATACTAGTGGTGGTCTTGATTTTGTAAATGCTTTACGGCGCAATCAAGAAGTTGGTGGAACAACAATGAAAGAATCAGCAAGACAATCTAGGGTTGATCGTCTTCGTCGTAATGTTGGAAAAAATCAAGAAACATACGGCATGAAAAAAGGCGGTAAGGTTTCTAGTGCATCTAGCCGTGGTGACGGTATAGCCCAGCGCGGTAAAACAAAAGGAAGGATCTGTTAATTATGGCTACTCTTGAAGAACAAATTCGTGAATTAGAAGCACGCAGAGCCAAGGGTGAAGTAGTCCCCCAGCTTGATGCGCTTTATAAAAAACAAGATGACCTGACCCGCAAAGGATATGAGTCTGTTGTTAATCCTAAATCTGCGCCAAAGCCTGTTAGTAAGCGTGCTGGCGGCAAAGTATCTAGTGCTTCTAAGCGTGCAGATGGCTGTGCCATTCGTGGTAAGACAAGGGCATAATGCCTACAGTATCAGCAAAGCAAGAGCGGTTCATGCAAGCCGTGGCTCATAACCCTAAATTTGCTAAGAAGGTAGGCGTGCCTACAAAAGTAGGTAAAGAGTTCACTAAATCAGGAGGCAATATGCCATTAGCTTTAAAAAAGAAATCTGTTGAAGATATGAAGAAAGACATCTTTAAACCAAAAGATGAATCTACAGAAGTTAAATATAAGCGTGGTGGTGCAGTTGCCTCTAAAATGGGTAAAGTAAAAACCGCTGCTCCTAGTCGTGATGGCGTTGCTGTTAAAGGCAAAACCAAGGGTACGATGATTAAAATGGCTGGTGCCAAAGGTATGAAAAAAGGCGGGAAGTGCTGATATGATGGCGTCCCGTGGGATGGGAAGTATTAATAGTTCAAAAATGCCCGGTGCTAAAAAGAAAGCACGACGGGATGACACAGACTTCGCTGAGTTTGTTGAAGGTGGGGAAGTATGGGATAAGGCGCGCCCTAAGAAGTTGGGTAAGCCTAAGAAGTTAAGTTCAGCAAAGAAGTCTGCTGCTAAGGCATTTGCAAAACGAACTGGAACAAAGTATCCTTCCCTCGTGGCTAATATGCACGGGGCTAAACATGGACGAAAAAGTTAAACAAGCACTTCTTGTAAGAAATTACAAATATGTACCTGAAACGGGGGATATAATTGGGCCGAGAGGTAAAGTATTAAAGCTGCAAAAACGCGGTAATTATTTATCTTTTGGGTTGCAAATTGGCACGTATCAAAAGCAATCCATTAGGATGGTTCCGGTTCATCAGTTTGCTTTTTTTTGTACAGAGGGTGAGTGGCCATCTATAAGTATTGACCACATAAACAGAGATCCACACGATAATAGATGGTGCAATTTACGAAAAGCAACTGGCAGGCAGCAGCAATTAAATAGAAATGCAAAAGGATTTACTGTGCGCACTAAGCGGTATCAAAAACCAAGATATGAAGTCAATTGCGACCATAAATATATTGGCGTTTTTGATACCGAAATAGAAGCTCGGATTGCTTATAAAAAAGCTTTAGAAGTAGTAAAGGTATAACAATGGCATACACAACTTCCACTACAGCGTTTAACCCAACCCTCAACGATTTAGTCGAAGAGGCTTTTGAGCGTTGTGGCAAGGAGTTGCGTACTGGTTATGATTTGCGTACAGCAAGGCGTAGTCTTAATTTCCTGCTGACGGAATGGGCTAATCGCGGTATCAATCTTTGGACGATTGAGCAAGGCTCTATCAATATGATTCAAGGGCAGGTAACTTATGATCTACCTAATGATACCGTTGATCTGGTTGAACATGTTATTCGCACTGATTCCGGACAAGGTCCTAACCAAACGGACATCAACATAAGTCGGATTAGCGTTTCTACTTACTCTACAATTCCAAATAAGCTAGCTCAAGGTCGGCCAATCCAAGTTTGGATTAATCGTCGATCAGGGCAGACAACGGATTTGGTAGGAGCTACGCCTGCGTTCCCACAGATTAATGTGTGGCCGGCACCAGATCAAGGTACGATTGCAGCACCATTCTATGTATTCTATTACTGGCGCTTACGCCGTATGGTTGATGCTGGCAACGGCATTAATGTAGAAGATATCCCATTCCGCTTTCAAAACGCTTTGGTAGCTGGGTTAGCATATATGCTATCTATGAAGCTGCAAGGTGCAGAAGGCCGTACTCCAGTTCTGAAGACTCAGTACGATGAGGCATGGATGTTAGCTGCCGATGAAGATAGAGATAAAGCACCATTGCGGTTTGTGCCGCGTACATCATTCTATCGGTGATGTATGGGAAGTAAATACGCTAGTGGTAAACACAGTATTGCGGAATGCGACCGCTGTGGGTTTAGATACAAGCTGAAAGAGCTTAAAAAGCTGACTATTAAGACTAAGCAGGTTAGTATTAAGGTATGTCCATCTTGCTGGGAACCGGATCAGCCACAGCTTTCATTGGGCTTATATCCTGTTAGTGACCCGCAGGCAGTTAGAGAGCCACGGCCAGATACAAGTTATAGACAATCAGGGTATAGCGGCTTGCAGTTAACGCAGACGCCGCCAACAAATGTAAATGCTTTTGGTATGCCTGAAGGTGGAAGTAGGATATTTCAGTGGGGATGGTGGCCTGTTGGTGGGGCAAGTTCCAATGATGATGGGTTAACGCCTAACTATTTGGTAGCGCCTGGTCTGGTAAGCAATGTAACGATTACGACTACATAGGAGTCTAAAATGGACAACATGAAGAAAGTGGCTAAGGCCGAAGTTAAGGTTCACGAGAAGAAAATGCACGGCATGAAAAAAGGCGGTGTTACTAGCCTCGACATGAAGAAAATGGGTCGTAATGTGGCTCGTGCAATGAATCAAAAGTCTGGCGCAAGAGGCCGATAATGGCTAAGTTCTCACAAAAGGTAATGGGCAAAGAAATTGGCTCTGCCTCCGTGTACGCTAAACCACATACGATGGATGGTAAAGATATGAAGCCAACAAAGAAGACTGATCCTAGTACGCTCAATGCGCGTCAATTAGGCCCCCGTGAAGGCGTCCAACGCGTAAGCGCAGGTGATCCGGGTGCTGATGATGTAAAGACCACTGGTATCAAGATGCGTGGTACTGGCGCAGCAACTAAGGGCGTAATGTCCCGTGGGCCAATGGCATAAGCATGAACTACGCGCAGCTTTCGTCAGCTATCAAGGGGTATTGCGAGAACGACTTCCCGGCAACGGTAGGATCGTTTACGTCTACTGACCAGATAGACACGTTTATTAA